CATGGTTGGCGGCGTCACCTTCGCGGACCTCCTCCGGGAAGCGATGGACGGCGCCGGCCAGGTAGTGGAGGGCGAATGTGAGGTCGCGAATGCTGGGACTGATCTGGCCGTGGAAAACTAAGAAAGGGCGGACGGTCGAGAGCTACGACAAGCGGGGGCGACTAAGGATATTGTGCGCCAATGGCGGCTTTCCTGTCACCGGGGCGATTGAAGTCCAGACCTCCCTGGATGGCCGGAAGTCCCGGTGGACACGGTGTCCCGAATGTAACCACAGCACACGAGTGACCGGCCTTAAATCCAAGCCCCGCTTGGCCGTCCATATCGCGGTCTATCAAACGTGACAACGCTGACCCAAGCCGAGAAGCAATTCCTGGTTGACCACTCCAGGACTGACCCGGCCTGGTTCTGGGAGTCCGTTCTCGGATGCCCGACCGTCTACGACAAGCAACTCCAGATGGCGAGGGCGGTCAGGGACCATAACCGGGTCGCGGTGGTTGGCGCCAACGGGACCGGCAAGGACTGGCAGTCGGCGCGGCTGATGCTCTGGTGGATGGCGACCCGTTATCCCGCCATCACCGTCGTCCTCGGCCCTACCCATAGGCAGGTCAGCGACATCGTGTGGAAGGAAGCCCGGAGCGCATACCTGACGGCGAGGGCGCCGCTGGGCGGTCAGATGTACCGGACGGCCCGGTGGGAGTTGGACGACCGCCACTACGCGGTCGGCTTCGCCACCGATAACGAATATAACATCCAGGGATTCCACAGCCCCAACCTCCTGGTCATCCTGACCGAGGCCCACAACATCGAGCAGTCCCATATCGACGCCGTCAAGAGACTCAACCCGGCCCGGATGCTCCTGACCGGCAACGCCTTCGCCAGCTCCGGCGAGTTCTACGATGCTTTCCACGGCGGCTCCGACCTTTACCACACCATCGAGATTGCCGCATCCGACACGCCCAACATCCAGCAAGGCCGGGAGGTAATCCCCGGCATGGTGACCACCGAGCAGATCGAGGAACGGCGCCGGGAATGGGGAGAGGACTCAGCCCTATACATCGCCTCGGTTCTCGGAAGATTCCCTGACAACCTGGAGGACGCCATCGTCCCGCGGTCTCTCTTGATGGACGCCGTCGAGCGTGAGTTGGAGCCAGAGGGCGAGGCCACGCTGGCTTGTGACGTTGCCAGATTCGGCGCTGACAAGACGGTCGTTTACAGGAGACAAGGCAACGTCTGCCGGCTGGCGTGGAAGTCCCAAGGGCGGGATACCCAACAGGTCGCCGGACATCTCAAGGCGATGGCCGAGGACGACCCGGAAGTGACCGCGATAATCGTGGACGACACCGGCGTCGGCGGCGGCGTGACCGACCGGCTGAACGAGGAGAACGTGGCCGGCGGTCGGGTCCGGATCGTCGCCTTCAACGGCGGGGAGAAGGCCAGACGGTCGGACAGGTACGTTAATGCCATCGCCGAGGCATGGCTGGAGTTGGGCCAAGCGTTCCGGGACGGCATGATAGACATCGATGATAACCCGTCGGTGATCGCCCAGCTATCGGCGCGGCGGTACACCGTCCAGGGAGACCGGCGCATCAAGCTGGAGAGCAAGGACGACTTTAAGAAACGGTCAACGGGCGGAAGTCCCGACGATGCCGACGCCCTGGCGATGTGCTGGGCGGCTACGGGTCCGGGCGTGGGAGTATGGTGATGGCTGGCTTGGACGTATTCGACAACTTTATTAGAGATTATTCCCGAGCGAGGCCGTGGATGTTCGAGGCTGACGGGAGTGACAAGATCAGTAGCTTGGATATGGACCCAGACAACCCAGCCGAGTGGGGAGATGCAGCCATGACATCCGACGATCAGGAACCGAAGACTCCAGCGGAATACTTCCGGGCCGGTCGGGCGTGGTTGGTAGAAGCAGAGGGCAATCTTGTGGAAGGCCAAGACGCGGCCACTCTGGCGATCCTATCGATGGCGTCCGCTCTCCTCGGCATCTGCGCTCAATTCATCCGGGACCAAGGGGACGATTGACCAAGGAGTTGCGGTGCAATCTCTGCGGAAAGCTCCTGGCGGTCAAGGCCGAGCGCGGGACGGTCATCATCTGCTATCGATGCAAGACCCGGAACGAGGCGGAATGAAAGCGTGGTCCGTCAAGACCAAGGACTGGAAGGCTGGCCGGCGGTGGGCAAGGCGTAACGCGATAGCCACTCCCGGCGTGACCTATACCCTCCTCCGGGACGGGCGGCTGTTATCCTACCGTTACGAGGACGGGCTGATGTATTGCGTTGGTCCCACCAAACGGATGAAGCCCTACCATCCCAGAAGGTTGACGCAACCAGAACCCATGTGCTAGATTTATCCCAGTGACCTCATCCGGCAAGTGTCCGAGGCGAAAGCCCGAAGCCGGTGGAGGTCATTTTGTCTTTCTGGGACTTCCTCCGAAAGCAAGAACCGGGCGACGTAGCAGTCGCCGTCCCGCTCAATTATGACGTTGGACAGGCGACCTACCCGGACGCATCCTTTGAGTCCTTCGCCACCGAGGGATACGGCAAGTCCGAGATCGTCCATGCTTGCATCCGCGAGCTGGCGGTCAGCGCGGCCTCCCCAAGGTATTACGTCCAGGCTCCCGCCCAAGGCGGCGGCTCCGTTGAAATCACCTCCGGCCTTCTCCACGACCTGACCTCCAAGCCCAACCCGACCTCCGATTGGTACAGTTTTGTCGAGACTCTGGTGACCTTTCTGCAGGTCGCCGGGAATACCTACACGCTCAAAGAACGCAACCGGAGCGGCAAGGTGTCCGCGCTCTACCACCTCCGACCCGACCGGGTCCGGATCATCGGCGGGGATCACGGCGCCGAGGGCTACGTCTACACGGTCGGCGGGAAAGATTATCCCATCCCGCGAGAGGACATCTGTCATCTCGCCCTCCCGAATCCCGGCGGCGACTTGTATGGATTGTCTCCCCTCCAGGTCTTGGCCCGTAACGTCAACCTCGATCTAAACATGACCGACTTCGCCAAGACCTACTTCCAGAACGCTGGTGTCCCCAGTGGCTTATTGAAACTCAAGCGGCGCCTCAACACCCAGGAGGAAGCGTCGGTCATCCGGTCCCGTTGGCGCTCCCAGTTTGGCGGACGGAACAATTTTCACCGCATCGCCATCCTGGACGAGGACGCAGATTACGTCCCTATGGCGAACGCTCCGAAAGATATGGCGTTGACGGAACTCCACGACCTGACTGAGTCCCGCATATGCGCGGTCTTCGGCGTCCCGGCCATCCTGGTCGGGGCCAACGTGGGACTCCAACGTTCGACATATAGCAATTACCGCGAGGCCCGGATGGCCTTTCACTCCGAGACCCTGGAGCCGATGGTCAGCAGAATCCTCCGGCATCTGAACCGGAACCTATTCGATGATTATCCCGGCAACGAGACCCTGACCGTGGACTGGGCCGAGATGCGCTCCGGCCTGGACGACCGGGAAGCCATGACCTCCAGAGTCACCGGCTTATTCGCCGGCGGCATCCTGACCTTGAACGAGGCCAGGGAACAACTCGGCCTCCAGGCCGTCACCGACGGCGCGATCCGGCGCATCCCCGCCGCCATATTTGAAGTGGCCGAGGGAACACCGGCCCCGGTGGCCGTTGGCGCCGCTCCGGTCGAGGAGTCGTTACCTATCGGGACGCTGAAGGAATGGGACGCCATCCCGGCCTTGAAGGCGCCGAGGGTGGCGAGACGGGCCGGGATATTACGCCGCCAACTCCTGGAGGACCGGGAGGAGGAGACCGACCAGATGGCGAAGCGGGTCCAGCGGCATTTCCGCGGACTCCGCAACCGGGTGGACGGCATCCTGGGACGGTGGATGGAGCGGACCAGCTCCGACTCCAAGGACTTCCCACCGGGCTTTGATCCATCCATGTTGGACTTGCCGGACGGCATCCCCGACCTCCAGGCCATCATCGAGCAAGCCATGCTCCGGATGAGCGAGAAAACGGTCGCCCAAATCAACGCCACCGGCCTCGCCGGAACTCTTGAGTGGTCGGAGCAACTGCCCTTCGTGCAGTCGGTCTTGGTCCAGGCGCCGGCCAGGGCGACGATGATCCACCGGACGACCAACCGGGCCATCCAGCTT